CAAAAATCGTCGGCGTCGGCGTCGGCGTCGGCGTCGGCGTCATGGTCGGCACCGTATTGGGTTTATACCCGAATATCACATGACGGAGTTGAACATTCCCGTAAAATGTTTGAGCATATATGGACACACAAGCATATACTGAAAGGCATCGTGTTTGATATTCATAATTTTTCGGGTTCATCGCGCGGGTCGGCACCAGCATCGATTTATAGCTATAAAATCGCGCTTGATTACGTATTTCGAAACATCGTGCGCCCATTTGAACGCGATTATGGTATCATGACCCCATGTATTATGATGGATGGACGGCGACATATTACACGTATCGAGCATGTAGAAGAGTTACGCGCGTATATTAAACCGGTGATTTCCGTATCAACAGGAACCGGAACAGGAACAGGAACAGGAACAGGAACAGGAACAGGAACAGGAACAGGAACAGGAACAGGAACCGAATTTCAGTTGATTGTTGATGATTTATTCGATCGTTGAAGAAGCGAAGACCGCGTAGTTGTAATTTATTATATGTTATATAATATATATCACGTATCGTTGTCAATTCGCAAATATATGTCGTCAGAGGAACCTCTTCAAGGCGGTGGTGCCAAGCGTAAAATCAATCTCAAGGACCACCACATGAATCTTCAGCCGTCTGCCCCCATCAGCGGACAGAAAATCAAGCGCGTCAAGCCTTTTACAATCAAGGACCCGTCCAAGTATTTAGAGCGGTTGCGTTCATCTCCTTGTCGGTCGAAATCACAGAAGAAGTGTAACAGTCGTAAGCTTCGTGGAAGCTGTAAGTATGCTCGTGGGGCAAAGCGGTCTTTCTGCCGCAGGCGCACGAACAAGAACTACCGGTCGTGAATGTGAATTCATACCAATAGTATCACACTAATAATATCACACTAATAATATCACACTAATAATATCACATTATATCATAGAATATAATGTCATATTTGCGTTCAAATCCTCTCGCGGAGCATAACTCCGGCATCGCGTTGTCTAGCAAAGATATCCCGCAAAACGGAACGGGTAATATGTATGACGGTCAAGGCGGTCGTGCGTTCGTTCAAGGTGGCGGCGGTATGAGTCAATTTCATTCATTTAATCCTGGTGCCAACGATGCCGACTCTGCTCATGCGCGTGGTTCATACGCGCCCGTAAGTGTAGGTATGAATTCGGTTGCGACAGGTGGTGGTCGCTCTATACGCCGAAAGAAGAATTCCAAGAAGTCGGCATCGCGTCGTCGTCGTGTCACGAAATGTAAGAAGTGTAAGTGTGATATCATTATTGGCGTTGGCGGCATTCGTCGTCACAGCCGATTCTGTAAGCATAAATGCTGTAAAAAAATGAAGAGTATGCGGCGGCGTGTCAGCCAAAAAGGCGGCAGCAACGGTAGTTTCGCGAATGCCGCATATTCGATTGGTGGCGCACAAACAGAAGTCACCCCATCCACGACGGCTTTAGCTAATCCTGCGCCACATACTGCTTATAATAGTTGTCATCCGGTTGTGTAAGCTCCACTCCGGTTCCGCTTGGTTCCGCTACGCTTCACTCCATTAACTGAATCAAGCATTTCCCATTCGTCTTCGGAATGGTTGATTTCATCCTAGATTTTGCGCTTACTTCTGTCGTCACCGAGAGATTTCCCGTCTCTTCATCAATTTCAATAATATCCGCATCCGCCAACGCGGCTTCATCGTCTTCTTCCTTATTGCTCGTTTTCACATTTGCGTTCTTCGCGGCGGCGGCAGCGGTCGGCGGCTGGTATTTCACCGTCCATGCGTTCTTGTAATACCCCTCCGTATCCGTCATAATAATACGGTATTTCTGTTTAATATAATAGGTCTGTCGTTTCAGCCACTGGCTGCGGAATACATCCTGAGGGTCGATAATATCGATGACAAGAGGTGCGGCATGTTTTACGCGCAGAATTCGTCCCACCGACTGACATACATCAGTTTTCGGCGATGCCATAATCAGCGTAGTCAGCGTCTTGATATCCAACCCCTCCGACGCCATCGCATACGTCGCAATAATCACCTTCTTGCTCTCACTCAGTTTCAGCGCGGCTTCTTTCATTCCGCCCACATAATACCCCACCGTCGCAATCTTCCGGTGTTCAATCGCGTCATGAAAATACTCTAGCAACGACCGATTATGTGCCAATATCATCACTTGTTGATCCGGATTCGTCTTCAACTCATTCTGTAATACATCCAATATGAATTCGCTGCGCCGGTTATAATTACACACCTTCGAAATCATCGTGCTGAATTTCGGATTGCCGCGATAGTCATATTCCGTTTCGTTGAATTCCGCGTCATCCACCTTATATTGGATTCCCTTCACAATCACGGCATGACTCGTCGTGTCGTTTTTCTCCTTATGAACAACCTCGCCCAAGAAATATTTGAATACTTTTGTAAGTCCGTCTTTCCGCACCATCGTTCCAGATAATCCCAACGTATATTTCGTGACAACCTTCATCATACAACGGCAAAATACTTCTGCCGACATGTGATGACACTCGTCATAGACCGAGAGACCAAACGTGTCGAATAAATCTCTCGGATACTCCTTCATCGAAAGTGACTGAAGCATCCCGATGACGATATCTTTATCATCAATATCCACGATTTGCCCTTGTATCATTCCGACTCGCGCGGCGGGCAAGAACTGTTGAATTCTCTCGATCCACTGATTCAAAAGGAAGCTTTTATGAACGATGACGAGAGTTTTCATCCGAAGTCGAGACATGATATTTAGCGCCATGACAGTCTTTCCCTTTCCTGGATCCACATCGAGAAGCCCGCCACCACCCATCCCCGCATTTTCGGGTCGTGTTACCTGATGAATATATTTATCAACAATCACGTTCTGGTATTCACGCATATCTCCGGCGAATACGAGAGAATCACTCACACTCGTTCCAGGGGGGATTCGCGTTTCTTCTGGTGGGCCGTATATTTTTGTTCCATAAAACCGCGGAATGTATATCTTTTTCGAGCATTCACGGTAGATTGGGAATTTAGGGGGTTGGACTGGTGCTTTAGGAACATATGCTCCGACGGTGAGTTCTTCTCTCAGAAGTTTCAAATCGTCGGCTTCCAAGCATTCTTTGAGTAGCGTATAACCACGCGGGCCATAATAAGACGCGGGGGTGGACATGTGTCGGTGGTGGTTGAGCTGTGTAGTTATGAAAATGAATGTTCGAGAGATTTCAATTCTATCGGGTATTAGTTTTACAACAATGTATTCAATAATAATAGTAATATACCGACCGAAAAGAAAAATGATACAACAACGTAAATCAAAACAGTATAAAGATAATTTATTAGATATGAATAAGTAATATTGAGATGTGGTTACTTCCCTTTATGGTTCAGCAGTTACAAGTGAGTTAACAAAACAAATATACCTTGTAACATATTGCTACTCATTTCGTCCTTCACCAGTTTTTATTGGGTTAAGTTGGACTATCGTAAGGTGTAATTCCTTACTATTGATAATTGAAGGAACTAATAATCCCTTCAACGCCGAATGAACCATTTAGAAATTTGTCTCATTTTTCTTTTCGGTCGGTGTAATATATATTCTTTACTATAAATAACATTCTATCTCTTTTATATATAACAAGCAACTATGGATACTTTTCGCACATTAATGCGTCAAGAAAAACAACATGAGATGGTTATCTTTGTTTTATTGATTTTGTATATTGTTTTCACGCCATCTGTTCCTCCTGCTCTCGCCCAGTATGCCGAAAGCACGATGGGCCAAGTCATCGTCGTGATTCTGGCAATCACCCTCTTTTTAAGCACAAACCCGGTTGTCGGCATTTTAGGATTTTTAGCCGCTTATGAATTTATTCGTAGGTCTAGCCGTGTAACTGGTGTTTATGGCATCGAGACCTTTTCACCAACGGAAAAGAAGAAACAGGAAGTGATGACTGCGATGAACCCTGCGCCGGTGAAGACGCTTGAAGAGGAGTTGGTGGATAGCTTGGTGGTCATCTCTCCGAATGATGAGAATACCGGTCTCTCCGATGGCGGCTCATTCCAGCCACTTCTTGGCGAGCTTCATGGTGCGGTGGAGCCTGATTACACCGGTCCGATTTAGATGACGCATTACACATACACGACGTTGATACATAGACATACTGTAAATATATGTATCAAAGACAAAACGAATGCTTCTACCAATACGTCTCGAAGTTATTCAAAGGCCCGCGTCCGCCGCCGCCGCCGCCGCGACTACCGCTGCTGCCGCCACCGCCCCGTTGTCCAACTACTTCACCCGCAGCACTCACACGGTTGCCAATCCGATTAAAGATGAATCGAAACATGTAGAAGAGTATCGCCGCGATGACGAGACCCACCAATGTCCCGATAAGCGTTCGAAAAATATCGTTTTGTAAAATCGCATCCCAACTCAACCCAAATTTGCTTAAATCGAGTTCCGCAAGACTACCAAGCTCGCCATTATTCGCGGATTGCTGATATAATACGGTGCCGTCTTCTCCCGTTGGATTACATTTGATATAGATATCACCGCCCCCCTTCGCGTTGTTGGCGCCACGTTTGTTGTAGTAATACATGTTTTTCGGCATTCTATTTTCACTAATGGGGCCAGTTTTGGTGATGGCGGAATCACGCGACGAATCGGTCAAACTCGCCAACGAATCGCGAAACACCAAAATCGCGTCCTTTTTATGATAAACGATGTAATTATAAACACCAGTATGCTGTGGTAATAAATGGCGTCCGACATACGTGAAGAACCCCTCTTTCGGAATAAGGTTGCCTAAATTGAAATTATTCACATCAGAAATATATTTGCCTCCACTGCTTGACCGACTTGGCAGGTTCTGTAATATCGTATTCATGATGTCCGAACTTTGCTTGCCAGCACCGTTGCCAATATTTATAGGAATACTTACGATTAAGTTACGCCCATCTGCGCTGGAGTGATATGCGAGTATTTCCGCATCGGCTAGAGCCCCGTCATAGCGATGTAACGATGGTTGATAAATATGGATATGTTCGACTTTGTAATCCACGCCGTTGTATCTCGCTGGATAAATCCCGCCGCTACCACTATCGTACGGAATACGTAGATGCGAACCTTTGTGGAACACATTACATGTGCTTGTGTTATATTGATAGGAATAACTACACGTGGATGAACACGCGCGGTCTTCTTTTCGCATAATATCTGATGTTAGATTGACTGGCGCATCACGAGACATATGTAAATGGTTTATCAACTATTTATTTACTTACGTTGTGTATTTCTATATATAATATTATATATAAATTATGTATAGATGAAATTATCACGTAATAAGATACGAAAAATACGTAAGCAACAACATCAGAGTGTTCGAAAATGGAAAAAAGCACATAAGGCGTCAGCTTCATTTAGACAAAGTCGTCGTCATCGTCGTAGCAGCAGGAGTGGCAGTGGCGGTGGCGGTTATGTAGATCGACCAAAACTTATGAATCGAACGTTGAAAAAGTATATTTCTGATTATGAATTACGTGAATTAAAGGAGAAAATGCGTAGGGAAAAACGAAAGAGGCGACAAAAGCGGCAGCAGGAGCAGCAGGTTGGTGGTGAAAAGGTCGGTGTTACGTTTCCGCCGGAATTATTACAAGCAGCAGCTGCGACAGCGGCGTCTGAAATCGTGTTGAAACAACACCAACAACAATCGAAACAAATGCCCTTAGATAATTCGAGTATAGTAAATAAAGTGAAACCTGATAGCCAAACCTCGCCCATCACCTCTGAAACGAATTCAAATGTCGTTCTTCCTACAGAATCCGCATCAGAATCCGCACCCGCATCCGCATCTGGGTCAAGTGCTACTGAGGGTGATGCTCCCGCCCCCGATGCCAAAACATCGGATGGCACGAAAAAACCACCGTTTCAGTTAGGCCCCGAAATCGAAGGAGATATAAGCATCGGCATGGAAGAACATGAATGTAACGATGAAAAACAAGTATCGAAACTGGTAAGCTTTTTAATTGAAAAGGGATTGCCGTATTATATTCAAATTCAACTTAAATCCGGCGATAAACCTTTACAAAAAAATGATGCGAGTATATTCGACTTACGCCGTATATTGTATGGTAAATTCGCAGAGAACATCAAAAATATAAATGAAAACAAACGAGGACTGTATTTGGAAGCAAAAAATACGGTTGGTGTTGCGAATAGCGAATTATATGGCAATAGCGAACCCGGAATCTTCATTTATACCGGTGAAAAAGGCCAGATATTGAAAGATTCAAAAGATAATTCGATTCAAGTGCGACTATTACAATCCGACCCAGAAGCCGCCGCGATACCGTCACTAACAGATTCCAAACGTTTGTATAAACTCAAAGGAACGGGACCTGATAGTAAGCCGGCTTCTATTGATACGATGAAATTATTGACAACGCTTGATAAAGCCAACAAAATCGACATGTCGGAGTTCAGGCTACAAATCGCCCCGATGACGCCGGCAGAGTTGAAGAAAGACGCACAAAATGTGGCTGCTGCTGCCAAAGGCGAAGACCCACAAGCAAAGAAAGTCGTTGATGAATCAAATACATATATCGTGAATCTTAGCTTAGGATGTAAGGTTGTTTCGATTAAAACCCTTAAAAAATCTCTCGATAAGGCACGTCTAAGTCTTGAAGATGAGAAGGACCAGAGCAAACAATCGGCGTTGGATGTGATTCTCATGCTGACTTCTTTATTACAAAACCCTGAGTTTGCAAAGTCGGACGGATATGATGATTTTAAAGAAAGCGTCTTTGGTTTCTCGTATAAAATCGGGGGTTCCGAGAGATTATATGGATTTACGCAATTGCAGACATTCTTCGATGATAAAAAAGATGTGCTTCCACCGCGTCTCATAAAGGAATTCTTTAAATTGTTGAATGTATTAGGTCATGGACCAGCCGGAGCCAACGGGGATTGCTTGCGTTTTGATGGTGTAATGCCGTCAATTAAAGTGCTTGAAAAAACGAACACGTTAGAAAAAGACGGCAAAATAGTAACAATCACGACAGAAACCTTGGAGAACACGTCGAATATGAATGGTTTTATGAAGCAATTCTCGAAAATTGGAGAGTCGGCTGTCGAAGGCGAAGGCAAAGGCAAAGGCGAAGGCAAAGGCGAAGGCAAAGGCGAAGGCAAGGGCGAGGGCGAGGGAAAAGGCAAAGGCGAGGGCGAAGGCGAGGGCGAGGGCGAGGGCAAAGGCGAGGGCGAAGGCGAGGGCGAGGGCAAAGGCGAAGGCAAAGGCGAAGGCAAAGGCGAAGAAGGTTCCTCGACCAAAGCAGGCGAAGGTGCCAGCGAAGGCGCCGGTGAAGGCGCGAAAAATTCTGACGAATCAAATGCCGCGACTGCTGCCGCCACTACTGCCGCGACTGCTGCCGCGACTGCTGCCGCGACTGCTGCCGCGACTGCTGCCGCGACTGCTGCCGCTGCGAATTCCAATCTACAACCTTTGACGAAAGACCAAATCAAAGAGGTTGATGCGATTGATTCACTAGGTAATCCATATCACGCATATGTAATACGAAAATTTATATTCGATGACAAGCCCAACGACTTAAAGAATATAAATCTAGTTCATTTTATGGGCTGGGGAACCGGAAGCGATGAATATATACCGCAACCAGAATCAGCAAAGCGAATATTCAATAGAGGAGAAAATAAACAAATACAACCAAAGACTGGTTCATACACGTTCCTCGATGATACACCCGACAAGGTTATGAAGTTATACGAGAAGGAAGACATGGCGAAACTTGAAGAAAAGGCAAGGAAAAAAGCGGAAGAATACAAAGAACATGAAAAGGAACTAGAATACAGCAGAAATCTAACTACTTAAGTCGCAGCGACAACAGCAGCCACACAAGTAGTTGCTGCTAACGCAAATAAATAATATCAATATAAATAACTACAAAATGTTCAAAACGGCAAATATCGTAATGAAGCACTGTCATACGCTGTGACACGGAAGGCATCGTTGTAACCTTCAACATACACCATGTCGCCGGTGCTCACATTATTACAACCATATTCGTTTGTTCCGCTTTTTCCATTCACAATCACCGGTAATTTAATTGCGTTGTTTTTGTCACTGAGCGTATAAAACTGCCACTTGTCGCGGTTTGTGAATAAGGGGCGTCCAATCAAAGGAAGTATCGTCTCTTGTGAAGATGTCGAGGATGGAACGTTGCCGCTGCCACCGCTGCCACCACCACCACGTGTAAGAATACCAACTTGGCGATAGGTTGTATCCACCGAACGAGTTGGAACATTTACGCGAACGCCGCCGCCGCCGCCACCACCACCACCACCACCACCACCACCACCGTAAGCATCCATCCCGCCGTAATGGATGGTTTCAACACCGCCACGAATATCATAAACAGGTCGGGTTGCGCCGACTGAATTGTCGCGAAGAGGCGGCACATATGGGTTTAATAATACGTCTTGGTTTGACGAAGGACCGCCGATACCGAAATCTAACGAATCAGCTAATGGATCTGATGACGCAATCAATACTGGCCCAGTATGACCGTAGTGAGTGTGGGTGTGGGCGCCACGATGACCGAAAAAATAAGAATGCGCATAAATTCCGACAACAACTATAATCACCGCGAATATCACCAACGTGACATTTTCAAAACAAAGCACGCCAGGCGGGCATCTACGAGCCATAATATAAGTATTCAAATAAATAATAATATCAAACGCGATAAGCTTGTTATTATTATAACATTTTATTTATTATTTCATTTATTATTTCATTTATTATTTCATTATTATTTCATTTCGTTGAATACGAATTATAACATAAAGCATCTCATATTGTAATCAAATATAGAATATGGCATCCACCGAACAAAAACAAGAACAGTTCATCGCCGATTTAGTAAGCGTGATTATACCATCATATAACCGTTATGAATTGCTAAATCATTCCATCCGAAGTGTGCTCGCAAATACATATAAGAATGTCGAAGTCATCGTAATCAACGACTGTTCAACCGACAAACGATATTATTCCGGTGAGCTTGAAACGTATGAAAAAAACGACGGTTATTCATTTACCAGAGAATATGCGTGTGAAACATAACCTGTCTGCTGCACAAGGAATGACGCGCAACTATGGTATTGAAAAAGCGAGAGGAGAGTGGATCGCGTTTTTGGATGACGATGACTTTTATCTTGAAACAAAACTCGAAAAACAGTTAGAAATAATGAAAAAAGAAAATATTCTGTTTTCAACTACAAATATGTATATGATAAATCATCGTAGTATAACGATGGATAAATTGGATTTTACTATACTATCTTCACACCCAGAATATGATAATCGGATACTGAATCTCGATATGGTTCGTAAAGCCAATCATGTAGCAAATTCTACTGTCGTTATTCATCACTCGATCGTAAAAAAAACCGGCTTACAGCAAAACGTATGTGGGGCAGAGGATTGGGATTATTGGAAACGTGCTTTACAATATACGGATTGTTTGTATATTGGCGAGCCTTTTGTATATTATACTTGGACGATTCAAGAGAGAATGAATACGCGTTATTATTATTATTAGAAAGTATCAGATTTACTTTTTGCCTCCACCTGGCGTTGCGAACCCCTTCAACATCTCGGTAATTCCCTTGATTCCTCCGTTGCCTGTAAGTTGTCCCATAAAACTTTCGGCCGATTTCAACAAAGGACCCATTTCTTTCATGTTGTTCATCAGTTCTTTTTGTTGGTTCATGAGAGATTTCGTTTGGTCGGTCAAACCGCGAACTCCATCCTCACCAATAATAGTTTCAATATTGTCGTATGCTTGCTCTAGTGTAGATGCGTAGTCGATGCGGTTGGCTTCTTTGGCACGGTGCGCGTTTTCACCGTCGTCATCTCCGTGTTCTTCACCGTCATAGCTTGCGGGGGATAATGAAGCCATTCCTTGCTTGGTCTTCTTCGGCTTATCCGCCTTCTTTCCGTGTAATGTTGTGTTGGCTTCTTTTTCCTTTGATTCGCCCTTGTCTGTGTTTGATTTTGTTTTCTTCGACTCGTCTTCCTTCGCGTCTTCCTTCGCGTCTTCCTTCGCGTCTTCCTTCGCGTCGTCATCTCCTTCGCCAGAGTCATCCTTCTTCTTATTCTTATTCTTATTCTCCATTCCTTCCACGCCCTGCGAGCCTAACATTTCAAGAAGGAAAACGGTAGAAAATGCGGTCAATAAAATGATAATCATATTTTTACTAAAGTAGGATGTAACAAGTCCGATTAATGCCATGAGAACAACCGCATTCATGTTTCGGTTTGAAATATGGCGAACAATACTGAATAATACGGCAAATAAACTTGCGTATAATACAAACTTGTTCTGTAGAAAAGGGGTGTTGAACAATTTGCTGATGAACGATGACATAATATATATTAGAAATTTGCGAATGGTAATATATATTTTAAAATATTATAAAATTGATTCATATTTGAATCAAAATTGATTTATATATTCGGTTTATTCTCTGAAATCATTAAGGTTATATTGTATATGTCTCGCTATCAAATAGGGTTATGTCAAAAGTTCAATACGGCGGTTCATGGTTTTGACATACATTCAAGTTCGCCTGAAATAAAGGACCATTATATTTGTTTATACACGTTTGATTTCAACCTTTCAATGCGTTCAAATGAATTGTTTGAAACATCGCTGATTCTGTCGCGATTTTATAATGCGACAATTGAAATCATAGAACCGCTCACATTATATCCGGGTGAAGAGATGGTGGCGATTTATAAAACAATTTGGTTACGCATATTTCAAAGGATATGTCGAAAATGGTTGATTCAACGCAGGTTTTCGCGTTCAACCAAACTGTATGAGTTTCTTCTAAAACGGGAATACCGTTCCGTGGTTAAAATACCATTATGAAAGGTGCGTCGGCTTCGCCCGCTTCGTCTTCGTCTTCGTCTTCGCTATCGTCCGCTTCGACCGCTTCGTCTTCGTCGTCTTCATCCGCTTCGTCCGCTTCGTCGTCTTCGTCGGCTTCATCCGCTTCGTCGTCTTCGGCTTCGACTTCGTCTTCGCTATCTTCGTCTTCGCTATTATCGACTTCGTCTGCTTCGTCCGCTTCGACGTCGCTCTCCAGCTCCGTAACTTCGCTCTCCAGCTCCGTATCGTCGCTATTATCCGATTCGACGTCGCTCTCCAGCTCCATATCTTCGCTCTCCAGCTCTGTATCGTCGCTCTCCAGCTCTGTATCGTCGCTATCTTCAATCGAAGCAATCAGTTCATTCATCTTTTGAACCGTAACATCAATCACCGTATATACATTTGTTAGTTTGTCATAACTATTCCGCATTTTTTTCAATAATCGTCCAATACGCTTTTTATCTTTCAACAGTTCAGCTGTCATCGTATTTTTACGATGCGTGTCACGAATCATACCGTTGATGTGATTGTAGATTTCTTCTAAATAGGTGATTTGAGTTCGATGCTCATCCACCATCGTATCAAATAGTGATTTTGCCTTCAAATACACCGACAATAAATGTTGATTGTATTTCATATTGTGACGAAGTTCAAGCATTTTTTTGATGAGTTGAATTTTGGACTCTTTTTCACTTTTACGAAAATCATTGGTTGCGATGTCGCGATAAGCTAAAAAATCCGAATCGCCAAATTCTTCTTCTGCGTGTTCGTGTTCGTGTTCGTGTTCGTGTTCGTGTTTTTGAAGTTTCATCTTTGTATTACGCCTGTGCTATATTAGTGGTGTGTATTATATGTGTTTTATATGTGTATTATACGGTTAGAATAAAAACGGTGTTCAAACCTATTTATCTAACTTATTCCACCAACTACACGGTTTATGCCAAAAGTCGGTGTAAAAAATATCACCATCCGATAAAAATGCGGCAACATAACTGTATGAACTGGCGGATGTAAGCAGTATATCAGCTACTGTCATACCCACAAACGTATCTTCTGTATTATCATCCAGATGCATCATGACGTCTTTGCCAAGAATCGGATGCTCGTATAAATTCGCAAATTTCTCTGGTTGGCCTTGGGAATAGACGTGAAATTGTATCCGGTGATTCGGGTCATATTTCAAATAAGTGCCGCGTATTTTTAAAAGAGACTGAATATAATATTCATTTGTATATTCTTCGCCACCATTTGGTCGGGTATCATCGCAATTCGGGCGTCTCATATGAACCGCCAGATGATGTGTATAGGCCGACGACGCCGACCCAATGCGAAATAGACGCAATCTCTCGGCGTTTCGATTTTTATTCTGCCAATAATGCTCCTTGATTCGCATCATACTCTTGCTCTTCATACATGCGTCAATATTTCTTTCGATATAATTAAACACATCATAAAAGTCCGGCGTCAAAATGGAATTCCGAAGATCAATATCCATCGTTAGATAATTCACATAATGTGGTTTCATATTCATAAGTTCTTCCATCTTTTGATAAAAACATGGATCGCCGGTATAATTATGTGCGATTTTCGTTGGACTTTTATATACAAATACGGCGTCTTCGCACTCTTCTGCGTAAATACATGTCCAAATAAATCGCTGATATTGCGCACCGAATCCGTCCTCGAATGGTAGCGACGAAACATATTTTTGTATTTTTTGCGGCGTCGTGAGAGATGAGGATGATGACGATGATGATGTCGCTTCTTTGGCTGACGGCGCAATCTCGGTCGTCGGCGGCGCAACGAACTGACTCTCATCATTCAACTCATACGCATTCGGCAGCGTCTTGTCATTTCTTTCGGAAGTTAGACGCCCAATATGCCGGTTTGTGATTTGATTATAAAACCCCGACAAAAATCCGAGGCGCATCCATTGATTTGCGTAATCCATTTCAAAAAACTGATTCGGGGTATCATAATTTCCGACCGCAAGAATCGCTTCCACATCAATGATGGACGGACGAAAACTATAATGCGGCCAATAATGACAATTCGGATAGGTTATATCGGTATTCTCATTCACGACATTCTTGTGCTGATGAAGCGCCACCTCGTGTTTCATACGCCGTAATAAACGATGTCCTTGTATTTTGTAATCTTGAATCGTCTCGCCATAATTCCGGTTATACAAGATTTGCCGAACATTATAACCTGAATTTCGCGCATCTGTCATCATTTGTGTCGCTTTCTCAATATAACTACCCGGCGTATGAAAAAGGAAATCATCTTCCATATGAATCCAATACTCCGGGCGCAGTTCGTTCAGCTTATTCCATATGATTTTCATGCTTGGGCGATGCCCTTTTTCGGATGGGGATTTCATGTAATAATCAATCCAAGCATACATCGCTTTCATTTGTTGGCTGTCGGCCTCGCTCGAATTATCATCGACACAAAACCAGTAATCGATTTTATCAATATCATGCCACATGTTTAGAATTGAATTCACTGTTTGTTGAAACAAGTCGAGGCGCTTACACGTCGTAAAGGTAATCATGATTCGCGGAGAGATTCGGTTTCGTTTCACGATGACTTTTCTGGCTTGCTCGGTCATTTGAGTCACGGGTATATGCCTATCAATATAAGGAAGTTTCTCTAATGAACGTGAAAGATGAAATACTTCGCACGGAGGGATGACAGCGGAGGCAGCGGCGGCGGCGGCGTCGGTAGCCGACGTGACCGATACGACCTCACACGGAGCAACCAGCGAATCTTTCACTTTCGCAAAGAGACGATTCCATGTTTCGACATCGTCGTCGTTGAAGCTGTCATTTTTCGACGCAATAATCGAGAGAAAATGATCCACGACAAAAAATAACCGCAATAATTCGGGGTAGGATTCCTCTTCGAAAAAGTTTCGGTAGAACATGAAGTTGCTATACGTGGAAGTCATATAATGGAACGGCATAATATTGTGCCGAAGTATCGTCTTACAGCACTCATAGCCACTTCGTTTGTCAGAAATATAAAACGCGGAAATTGAATTGTTATACTCAATAAGGTCATTATATTTGTCGGTGGTGAGGAATAGTTTATTTTGCGGATATTTATTGTAATCTTTATACTTGTGATAAAGCGCATTCACCATTACATGATTTCCATCTGCGCGTAAGTTCTCCATTAATGTCGCGATACCTTCAATTCGTTCTTCGTCATATTCCATCGTTGCGCAGTAGTATTTCATCGAATTGTATTTGTCGGATTTTTTGTAATAGAGGTTGCCCAGACACAACGCACTATAATACTTTTCTTGGTTCCAGTTGTTTTGTGTAAGAACACGCTGATACCATTCAATCGCTTTATCGATATATAATGCTCCAGCGTCCATCCAACTTTGCGCGCAATAAAACGCGTATCTCTCGGCGAGTGTGCGGCCACTCTCGCTGCCAGTTGCCAGTTCTTCGCGATACCCGCGCTCCAGCACCTCCGCATCCTTGATGTATTTATTGGGGTCTTGACTACGACTCCCGACACGCCCCGACTCGACATAATAATTCCCGTGTATCGTTTGTGAGCTTTCTTCTTTATCAACACATGTAATATATTCATGAAGCACACCTACATAACGCCAGCGTTTTCGGTTATTCACAATCAGCGTCCGTAAATATACAAAGGATTCACCAAGCTTCAGTTGATATGCGTCATGGGTAAGCTCGCGTGGCATCCGAAAATCGCCGTGAATCGTATCATCGGCGTCAAATATGAAGAGGTAATCGGTTTTATTAAACGCCATTTGTAACGCGAGTGTGCGATTGAAGCCGAAATCACGCCATTCTACTTGTTCGATGTGTCCAGGAATGTTTTTTCGGCGGAAGAAATCGCGAATCAGTTCCATCGTATTATCGGTTGAACCTGTATCCGAGATGTAATACGCATCAAAATCGACATAACTCGTTAGGTTTTCAAGTGTTTTTATGATAATATGCGATTCGTTTTTTACAATCATATTGAGACATATGGTATAAGATTTAGACGGTCGGCTTTCGATTTCCGTGATTATCATAACGTTTATGTTATTACATTCTTTATATAGTTGTGTTTAGGTTAATTTATTTTACTGTTATAGAATAACATAGAATATCATAACATAGAATAACATATAATATTATAGCATATAATAGCATAGAATAGCACAGAATATTATGTCATTCACACGTTTTCATGATGACCCTGACCGAATTAAAAAACAGCTTCAACAATCGACCGATGTCGGCAGATATTGTTTGAATGTTCCCGGTCCAGGTGATAAACCACTTTACTACGAAGACCCCTATGTTCGCGCACAATTTTGGGCAGGTAATATCATGACCAACTCCGTCGATGTAGAAGCAGAATTGTTCGGTCTCTCGCGCCGTTTGAACCGTGATTCCGTCGAGAATTATCATCATGATGAACGCGCATCGGTTGCTACACGCACAAACGAAATGATACGATGCCCTACACGCGGTGGCAGTTCGGTTGAACAGACACGTGCCACACACCCCGCATGGATGCTGCGAGATGTCGAACAAGACAACTGGAAAATGCTTCATTTCGACCCTCAGGAAAATGTATTTATGCCGTTCTTTAACAACTTGAATACCCGTATTATCGAAAAGGACCGTTTTGTGTCGCAGACGACGGTTCCGGGTATATCCGATGACACATATTTCGCGGTCCATCCATCGAATCGTAATCCCGCAGTAGAAGGCATGGTTGGCGGGCGTTGTGATAATGAACGTGGTTTAGGCGTAGGCGGAGGCGTAGGCGGAGGCAGCAGCGATGGTATTCAAGCTGTCGGCGATATTCGTCAGTTTAGCGGAACGACTGCTCTGTTTTCATAATTGCGGCATGCAGGTTTATTCAATAATAATATTGTTATTATTATTATATGTAATAGAATAATATATATATTAATACCAGTAACATAGATATAACAAATGGCCGAAATCGCATTAATATTAGGCAGTCTCGGAGCAGCTTATATCGCATCCAATCGAAAATCCGGCGGAGTTGTGAGTGAAGGCTACCGTAATCCGAATGCGAATAACGCCAGATATTTGCCAAATATGAGTATTCCGATTACAAATTACCCGGTTGTTCGCCCCAATACCGGAACAAATGTGAATGAATATAAGAACCCGAATGCTCACACCGACAGATATTATGCGAATAATGTGGATTATGACAAGATGTCGGCGGGTGTCGCTGGTGGTGTCGGAGGTGTAGGCATTCTTCGCGGTATTGCTGAACGAGGACGCGACAATACGAATGATAAAAAGGACATCATTCCCAAAACGGGTGGAGCCAATGCTATCACCGGCGTGGTTGGAGCAGGTTTAGATACACAGTTTGGCGATAATTACAGCAAGGACGGGTTCATGTCCCTTACAGGCGCACAAATCGACCCTATGGCATTCACCCATAACAATATGGAGCCGTATTATGGCGCGAAAGTGCGTGGATTAGCGAGTGGTGCGAATATGCATGAGAACGTTCTCGATAATAAAGTCGGTGGAGGGTCGCAATACGTCAGTAAGACCGAACAGGCACCTCTTTTTCGCCCTCAAGAAAATATGCATCACCCGCATGGTATGCCAAACCAGAACGACTTTTATCAGTCACGCGTCCTCCCCAGTATGAAAATCGCGAATGTTAAGCCGTGGGAAGAAGTGCGGGTTGGACCAGGTTTAGACCAAGGATATAGCGCACAAGGAACGCTTGGATTCAATTCCGGAATGGAAGCGCGAGAGAAATGGATTGACCGCGGTGTGGATGAATTGCGTGTAAAGACGAATCCCAAGCTGTCATATTCTCTCGAAGGTCATCAAGGCCCTGCCGCTCATTATATCCAAACCGCGCCGACTACCGCGACTTTAGGACGAATGGAGAAGCATCTGCCGGATACATTCTTTGTGAATACACCGGACCGTTGGTTCACTACAACTGGTGCTGAGAAGGGTGAGACACAGCGTGCCATCGAAATGGACCGAGAGAGTAACCGTCAGACAACGACAACAGAATATTTTGGTGCGACTGCGCCCGCGGATGGAGGTAGTGCGATGTATGCTCCCAAGAATTTCGAAGATACGCGACGCCAGACCTATGATGGAAAGCCTATTATTAACCCGTATGCTGCGGAGAGAAATACCGCGACGGAGGCCGACTTTGGTCGTATGAGCTATAAATTTACGCATAACAACCGAACGACAGTGCGCCCCAACGAGATGGGTGGCATTCATGGAGCGCTGAAAGCGGTTGTTGCGCCCTTATTAGATGTTCTCAAGCCATCTCGTAAGGAGAATGTTGTAGGAAATGCGCGACTTTACGAGAACGCACGTATGCCGGTTCCTGCTGCGGTGACCGCGACATTCAATCCCGCCGACCGCGCACCTACCACAATTAAGGAAACAACGGTGGGGTTGGTCGGGTTTGATCACTTGAATGTGGAACGCCAGGCTGCTGCTGGTTATCTCATCTCTCAGAATACGCCGGTAGATACCGAACGCGCGACAACGAGCACCGATTATTTAGGAACGGCGGGTGGCGCAGCGACACGTATGGGAAATGGCCTTTACAACGCCGCGTATAACCAACGCAATAATGTGAATAAGACCTATAAGAATGTCACGAACCATGGGTCGATGTCTCTCTTCAACTCAAATACGAATGTTCAGATTGACCGCTTGGATGCCGACCGCGTGAATAACCGTGCGATGGTCATGACGAATGCCCCGTCATCGATTCCCAGTATTGATATTTATGGCAAGATGACGATGCCGCAGAGCTACGATGAATCGAAGTTGAACGAGAGAATCCAGCCGGATATATTAAACGCATTTAGACAGAACCCATACACGCATAGTCTTCAAACCTATTGATTCATGTGTAAGCGAGAGATAATTTTATAACATTATTATAGTTATAACATTATAAATATTATACTACATACATACCTACATACATACCTACATACATACCTACCTATCTACATACCTACCTACAATGAACATCCGTGAGTTATTCCAAGACAAATTCACGGTGATATTCTTCCTCGTGCTTGTATTATTGGTAAGTGTTTGGGTGTCGCGCACGTATCGAAATGGCGGATTTAGTCGTTGGATCGCGCCCTCCGAAGGATATGGCACCGGCGTGATTGAAGGACTCACGGTGAATGACCATGTTCGTTATTTGGGAGAAGTGCGAACACAGAGCAGTCACTCACCGACAAATACACAGGGGTCGCGAACGGATGGCTCGTTGCTAATCAATCAATGCTCCTATGTCAAAGACACGCCTACTATGTTTCGGTTTTTATTTACTACCACAGCGGAGTTACGCGGCGCAACCGGTGATGGCACGGGCGCCAACGCCGCAAAAGTCATTACAATCAAAGTTCCGACCTACTATATTCAGAATACTGATGCGACTGGTTTGTCTGTCGCGATGCGAGCTTATACCGGTCCTTTACCTGCGACAGTCGGCACATCCGCTGGAACTGGCTCGAATTTGGACACCGCCGAAAACAACCGTGGAATAACTGCGAGTGTAGCGGCGGATGGCCAGCCTGATGCCGGATATTTCGTGATTCGTTATACGATACAAACCGCGAATCCTATGGCCGCAGGAAAATACGCATTAGAACTTTCCGGATTGAAATGGAAGAATGCCGAAATCAACCCTGCGTCGGCTGCTACCGCACCTGGTACCGACCTCGCAAATGTATCTCTATCTAGCAGTGCTGAACCATCGAGCGTTTCACCGATTTTGGTTTTCGTCAATTTGTGGCCATCTGACGCCGCGAAACGGTTGCGTATTTTTGACAGCACCGCTTACGGAGGCGAGGCGGCATTCATCATGTGCCGCAAAATATCAACCGAAAGCCCGCAATTATCGCCGAATTACACCGGAACTGCGACAACATTTTCGATGACCATTATGCTTACAAACGCACTATCTTCCGGGGATATTTTCCTCGTTCAAGTGCCATATGTCACACGAACCGCGAATGTTGATTTGGGAATTTCATTCTCTTGGACGAACCCGACAACCCAGCTTCAAAGCACCTTATCCACGATTTCTGATGCGGGGGTTGTCACGTCGGATATCAATACGTATGGCGGCGGCGTGAATGTCGTGGCGTTTAGTGTTGGTGGTGCTTTGCCGAGAGATACACCAATCCGTCTCTCGATTGCGGGTCTTCAAACACCCGCTTCAAGAACATCGATTACACAGGCGAAAATCCGGACGTATAAGGGCACTCCTGCTCCATCTCTCGGCGGAACATTCAACGCCGTTGGCGGTGTGCTTGACCAAGGCGAGTTTAATCTTCCAGCGATTGAGGCGAGAGCTTCTACTGCGGTGAGCACCGGCACTCCTACGTCCTCCGGAACCGCGAGCGATGGCACCACTTACGTGACTGCGGCGGCATCATCCGTGCTTATTTCCGACGTGAAACGCCAGATGAACTGGGCAATCGAGGCACAGAAGGAATATGAAAGCGCGTATAAGGCGCTTCGTGCTGCTACAACCACGACCGCGAAAACGGAAGCCCAGCTGAAATATGATGTCGCGATTGCCCGCCGTAACCGCCTGATTGCGAGCCACCCCGATTCATGGTATGACGGTGCCAACTGGCGTTATGGTGATGACGGTCATGTGCGTAAATGCGCTGAACCATCAACTCTGTCGAGCAACGAAGGCAACTGCCAGAGTATTTATCGCCTGGATGCGAGCGGCAACGTCGTCAAATCCGCCGATGGCAACAATATTTTGCTGATGCGTAAATGCCCGTGGAAGTGTAACAATCCGGGAATGACGGGTTCGGATGCGTGCCGTATCGACGCCGACTGCTTGAAGGTGACGCGTTGGGCAACGTATTTGCCGGATGGAACGCAAATCGAGAAGAATCTACTTGCGAGCACACGCACAAGTTACGATGATATTGCGAGAGAAACGAGCGCGAGTGCGAGTGCGCTGGATGAGGACGATATTTACCGCCGCGGCATTACGCGCAATTTCCGCGGGTATGGTCGTCCAGGACGTATGCCGCCGGGACAAGGTCAAGGGCGCGGCCAGGGTCAATACCAATATCAAACCCCCGGATTATTCGGGTCGATTCGCGACGCTGCTGGAAATATTATTCGTACGATGGGCAACTGGATTGACCCGGATGATCCCGCAAGCAATCAACGCACCGACCGCCGTAACGCGTATTACTATGAAGATGGTTCGCCTGCGGCGACTGCCTACCTTGGTATGTATAATGGCCAAGGATATGAAGAGGAATCGCCATTTTATGCGGCCTCAAAACCCACGAACTATTACTATACCACGAATTATTATTACACGGACGGTGAGGCGGGTGGTGCTGGTGCCGCCAACGACGGAAAAAGCAACATGCCTGGAAAAATGTCGAATGTTCAGCCATATGACCAAATCATCAATTTCTAACGCCTATGCGTAAAATTGAATTAAACGATATGTTCTCATAATTACAACGATACCAACCATTTGTAATCATGACAGAGAATCTGGAATTACAAGATATTCATCATCATATCTACACGAAACTCGACGTGTTTATAAAAAACCGCAAAATCCCGAATATCATTTTTTATGGACCACACGGTTCTGGCAAAACATTTATTTTGAACCGATTTATTCACTCGATATACAACGGCGATAAAACCGCAATTAAAAACTACGTGATGCGAGCCAACTGTGCGCATGGAAAGGGCATCCGCTTTATTCGTGAAGAGTTGAAGTTTTTCGCGAAGACGAATATCGACATGAAAGAAGGCATGATTTTTAAGTCGGTGATATTGACAAACGCCGATAAATTGACGATTGACGCACAGTCGGCATTACGCAGGTGTATCGAACTCTTCAGTTCCTCTACGAGGTTCTTTATTATTGTCGAAAATAAAGATAGTCTATTGAAACCGATATTGTCGCGATTTTGCGATATCTATATTCCGCCACCGACGATTGCGATGACGGACGCGATGGGGGCGGCGACAACCCACAATATGACCGCCGTGAATCTTCATACCTACCTCGCAGATAAGGCGTGTAATACAAATAAAATATTGAAGTCGAGAGAAAGAACGCTTGCGGAGCTGATAACGATACACCCGAGTTTTTTACGGAGCGGTGCGGGCGGTGCCGACGACGACAACGGTGCCTTGACGACGCCGACATGTAAAGATTATGAAAAAATACTCGATTTATCGGTTTCTTTGTATGAGCAAGGCTATACCGGCATCGATATCATCGATTTTATACATACACACCCCGACATGATTGATATTCGTAGATACGAACTACTGATTATGTTTGACAAGGTTCGCAAAGAGTTTAGAAACGAGAAACTTTTGCTATTTTATTTTCTCCATTTTATTGTATTTCGTTCGAATCTGAGTTTAGAAAATATTTCATTTATGTAAAGTCGCGGTCAGTATAGTATAACAGAGCATTCACACCACACCACACCACACGACATTATACATACCATGGACGATTACTCGGTTACTTCTCTTTACGAATCCAAGAACGAATGGGCGTCTCGTCTCGTCAATATTCTCACGCCACTCATTCAAGAAGGCATACGCTCTATTTTTGACGAAGCGGTGAAGTTGTGCGTGGCGAACAAGGAGCAGGACAAATATTTGATGACGTTTCAGAATCTTCTCTCGAGAGTTCCGAAATGGAACCCCAATATTATCAAGGAAGAGACCTCGCGAATCAAGGAGCGCAGCACATGCGGGTATTTAGAGGATTTGATTACATGTGTTCATATTATTCATTTGAAGTGTATGACGGTCATGCGCGTGGGAAATAAACAGAAGAAGGTTGATATCAAGATACCGCAATTAGATGATTTCATTCATAAGATTTATGTGAATACCGCACGAAAGGTATATTCTAACGTTTATATCTTTGAGAGAGGGATTCAGCCACTTCACACCCAGCGCAACAATCGTGAGTTCGAGATTATTGTGAAGGAGTGTATTTATAATACGATTCGCGATAATATACCGGTGGAAGAGCTTATTAAGATGTATTTAGAAGATACGATTGAAGATGTAGTGGAGGTGACCGAAAACGAGGAAGTGATTCAGCAAGAGCCAATTTTCTCGGAAGAGGACGCCAATCTCTCGGCGAGGCGCCGCCAGCATCATGGAAGCACGCGCCGAAGACGTCATCGCGACAGGATTGGCGGCGATGGCGGGGATGGTGCCGAAGGTAGTGCCGATATGTCGTCGTCATCGGCGACACCCACAATCGACCAGCTTGACTTTGTAGGTGAATTGAATGGAAGTGCGAATGCAGTATCATCGGTAATGAATGAAACGGCGAATGAAAGCGGCGGCAGCAGCGGTGGAATTTCATTCGGAGAGAACCAAGTGCGAACCTTTGAAACAGATGCTTCCGAGAGAAAGAATGAATATATGACACATGACGATGACGACGCTGACGCCGACGACGAGGATATCGGGCGATTAAAGATTGGTGATGATATTCGATTGGATACACTCGATATTCATAGTCTAAACGATATACAGGAACTCAACGCACCGCCTTTATTGGACGATATTGAGGTGTTGGCGTAAGCGTCGGCGCACCACTTATAAAAATAGTCATATATTACAAACATGGCCGAAGCCGACGAAGATGAAGGAAAATGGTATGACAATATAGTTCTTATCGATATACTCATCTTCATTTTTTCTTTCGCATTTTTAGCAATCGCAGGTGTTGTCATGTATTTTTGTTATCCACCGGTGATGATGGCATTTCAGACGTCGTAAGTAAGTCGCGTATAAAAAGCAATAAATAATTGAATTTGTATGTATATACATCTTTTTAGAACTATATACATACGTCCATACGTCCCGTAAATAAAAATGTTCAATACGACGAAACTAGCAATCATCGGAGCCGCCGTCGGTATCGTGTATTTTTTGTTGAAATTCATAGAAATGCGGTTCGTCGATCATGATAACCAAAAACCGGTGAAGGTCCTTGTTCGCGATTCAATCGTTGTCTGTATCTCGTCGATTTTAGCCGTATTTATTTTGAATCAGTTTGAGAATATCGGAGTTGGGGGTGGCGGAAGCGGCGGAAGCAGCGGCGGTGTGCCGACTGTATTTGTTGATACACCTGGATTTTAATCCAAATGAAGGTCTTGTTCTGCTGCTGGTGCTGGTGCTGCTGCTGGTGCTGCTGGTGCTGGTGCTGGTTCGCCGCCTACGCCATCCGCAGTTACACCATGTTCATAATAATGTTTTCCAACCTTGTTCAAGTTTGATAACATCAGCCACCATGCTTGTGTATAAGAGTGTTCGATGTATTTCAACCCAGTGGATTCGGATGATGCGGATGATGCGGGTGTGTCGGCCCATTTCGCGCAAAATCGACGAACATACGGAGCCGCTATCGCATTCTTATACTGCGGCATCGCCGGAAAAAGGTGGTGCTCGATTTGAAAATTGAGATACCCCATCATCCACGACACCATGGGCGACTTCGTGGAAATATTCACCGTATGATGAAGCGCATATTCAAACCACAGCAGATGTTTGTCTTCGGGAATTACGCCTGTAAATGTATGCGACAGAGAGAAATGCCCGAATAAATAGATGAAATTCCAGAAATTCACCACCATCAATAGGAAGTAACACCATAAGATGCCGCCGCCGCCGTATCCGCCACCGCCGACGCCACCAGAATAGAATATCAGCGGTAGCGAGAGATGCGACGCCGTCATACATATCGCTTCAAATGCGGTCTCAAGATATACTTCTCTCGTTCGTGCCGCACATAAACGGTGAAAGACCTTCTTCGGATGAAGATAATACGTCCAAAATAAATGGACGAGAATGCCATTCACGACGGGCAAGAATGTCCATGCTTGAAGTCGCATCCACCACCGACTCATGAATCGCGCGCTCGCCTTTCCGTTTGTATTGTCTTCAAACGCACGGTCGAAAAAGGCGACAAGTGGTGTTGTATCCAAATCAATATCGTGCTTTACTTTCTGCGGTGTAGCGTGGTGTTTTTGATGCATCGAATTCCATACCGATGAACTAACACCGCCGCCGAACCCCAACGTGAATGTTTGGATGGCGCGGTCCAACGCACGGATTCCAGTGAAACTAAGATGGCCGCATTCATGTTGAACCCAGCCGCAACGCGTCTTAAATGCGATGAACGAGAGAATGGATGCGTAGATATTGTATGAAGCAAGCCATGTTCCTAGACCGAAGTAAAAGGCGATTTCGAGGAGGCGAAAATAGACATGGATATAATCGGGTTCAAAGCATCCTTGTTCAACGAGGGTGGCGCGCATCTCTCGGAAGTCGGCCGTCATTTCTTGCTGGCGAGGCGTGAGTTCGAGAGATTTGTTATCATCCGTTAAAACTGGGAGCGAACCCAGCATCTTTTTCGCCTTACTCGACCGATGATGAAACTCGTTGAATATTTCTGTCGCATCGGGCGAATTCTTCGCGTAGTTGATAATATTCCCGCCGGGGTGTTTGAAGTCAGTAATGTCGTAGGCGACACCGTTGATTTTGATTGTATCGCGTGACATCTACTTATATAGCCTTAATATATTCAAATACTTATTTTAACCGCGAACTTACATATAAACATAAAATTGATTCGTTATGTTTATATTGTATGGGATGACATGATTTCTTCGTTATCGTTATGCCTACCGCTACCGTCGTCGCCCCCGAATCTGTCGCTGTCGAATTGGAACGCTCTCCTGCCGCCGCGTCCGAAGAATACTGGCCTCTTACCATGGATGCGGTCGAATCATGCGACCTCTCGTATATAAATGACAGCTGGTCGGAAGACATGATTCGCGACGGAATGCGTGCGATTATTCGCGTCGGTCAATTACCCGAAATCAATCAGAAAGAAATAAACGTTTGGAAATATCTCTCGCAATACAGCCCGCCAGCCGACCGCGGTTTCATGTTCAGTTATGGTGATGACAAGGTTGTTACACTCGTCGGTGATAATATGGAGGTTGGTCATTCCGGATGCAGTATGGGATGGACCATGCGTAACATCGAATTCATCGCGAAGAATGGAGTTCCTACCCACCGAGAGATGATTCTCGAAAATCGGCGTCGGCGTGCCGAGTAGGAGAACAGAGAGTAAAGTATAATCGTATAAAGAAATACACGGGGCTATAATGCCTCACAATAACACGGCAATCTATCCACATCCATAAATAGGTGCGTATTTTTACCGTTTTTCAGGAATTTCGCAGCAAGTGCCGCATGTTTCTTGTATTTTTTATGCGTAATTTTGTATTCATCAAACAGCGGATTATGGATTTCGTTAGAGGGAATATGTCCATGAACCGACCGAGTAATCATCTTATACAATTTGAAATCGGGATATCTCTCCTCACCGCTCGATTTATAGAGGACGTTTCGGCCTTTGTCATCCGTCGTCCATTTTACAACCAGCTTAATAATGGGATCTGATTTACACAGTTTTTCCACCTTGCGCAGGTCATAAATGAAATAATCGAAGAGTGCGCATGCGAAACGGCACAAATCGAAACTATAATTCGGTTCCACCGTTGGTTTGTCGGGGTTGTAATATGGCGGGAAGTTGTATTGGGTTGCTGCGTCGCCTTTAAAATGAAAACTGTCGCTACAAATCAGCTCTCCGCGGAATTTGTATATGGCGCGGCCGAAGTCGATGATTTTGAAAATACGGCCATATGTCGGGACCTTGTAATACTGACCTTCGTAGTGATAGTAGATAAACTCTTCGGTGGTTTCAATAAACATAATATTATTTGTATGAAGGTCGTTATGTGTGAAACTGAACATCTTTTGATAAATGACAAGTGTCATAATGACCTGGAATAGCAGTGACGTCCATTCTTCTTTTGTCAGCTCATCTCGCATCATAATATGGTCGAGTGTATTCACGCATCTCTCGAGTAAAATGGCTTGAATTGGAAAATCATTTATTTTTACGATGATTTGTTCATCGTCGCTGTAGTTTGAATAGCTGCTGCCGTCGTCGCTTCCACTGCCGCCGCCCTCGCTGTCGCTCTCGTCACTTTCACTCGATTGCGTATCGTCGTCGTCATTGTCGTGATTGTCATTGTCGTTGTTGTCGTCCTCGTTGTTCGCCTTTGCTTCGGCGTCATCGATGCCATCGTCTTCGCCGTCAATCGTAGTATAAGATGAATTCGATTCTGATGTATTGCTTTCGCTGTCACTGTCGCTGTTGGCCGAATTACCACTACTCTTTTTTTTATTCGACTGTAATACTTGTTCCGATGGTTCCACGTCATCAAAGTTGATTTCAACCATGTGACGATCACCGTCGGTGTCGGCGGCGGTAGCAGTCAATGTCTCAATGCCAACGGCGTCGGTATTCGTCAGCGTTGTTGGCTCAAACTCAATCACATCTTCAAGAATTGTAATAGGGGTTTGTAAAACCGGGTTCAACTTATTTCGCAGTTTCAGCCACTTATTGTCGCGCATACTGGATTCATCGTCGCCAAACTGCGAATAATCAATCGTAAATCGCTGATTTTCGTATGTATTAAAAAAGGAACAATCCGCCAAATAATCAATATCATCGAATACATTCGTTGAAAACTCGCGTTGCTTACAAAGATAACTCCCATAATAATCCAATCCATGAACAATACCATGGGTATGAAGAGCTCGGCTTGTCAAATACGAAAAGAACCCATCCACATAAGATGAATTATTGGTGTTCAGCATCTTTTCTTCACAGTTTTCCGGTGTCGAATTATATTTAGGAAGCGATGTCTTAGGGGTTGATGTGGCGGGCGTCTCGTATTTCCCAGACAAATACCGTATGGGGTCCAATAGCGGCGAATATTTCACAAACATCGGGACATTCGTCGTATTGCCTGCGTCATCCCCAATTACAGTTTCTAAATGATTTAGAGAAGTAGCATCTCCGCCTATCGGATGCTCAATAATATTTTGTAAATAATACATTTGATTCAGTTGGATGCTATTGAAATTTGTTTCGTTGATATCAAAAAAACGGCTATAAATCGGGATATAATTCTGAATATCGTAAAGCTTTGCGGAATCGATTTTCTCCGGTGTATATTTGTGTTTGCGATAGTGAAGTTGGAATGTCGGTGTCAGTGTCGGTCTCGGTGTCGCCATTTTCCTAAATGAATAACGAATAACGAATAACGAATAACGAATAACGAATAACGAATAACGAATAACGAATAACGAATAACGAATAACGAATAACGAATAACGAATAACGAATAACGAATAACGAATAACGAATAATATGATTCTTCGATAGATGTTTTATATCGGTTTTAAACGGGAGCGGGCTTCGTATAATCCGTCGCAATAAAATATCTATCATTAGTATCACCAGGTTCGCCATGAATTTAGAGCTCGCAAAATTCGACATGAAGGCCATCAGCTTTCGCCCCGATGAAAATAAGGGACCCGTTATCGTTCTCATCGGGCGCCGTGATACCGGTAAAAGTTTCCTCGTTCAGGACTTGATGTTTCACCACCAAGATATTCCCATCGGAACCGTCATCTCAGGCACAGAGGCCGGCAACGGTTTCTTCGCAGCCCATGTCCCCAAACTATTCATCCATGATGCGTATAATACCGCCATTATCGAGAACATTCTCAAGCGCCAAAAAGCAGTCCTAAAACAAGTGAAAAAAGAAATGGATACGTATAAGAAGTCATCCATTGACCCAAGGACGTTCGTTGTATTGGATGATTGTTTGTATGATAACAAATGGACGAAGGACGTGATGATGCGCCTCCTCTTCATGAACGGGCGTCATTGGAAGATCATGCTAGTCATCACAATGCAATATCCATTGGGTATCCCTCCAAATCTCCGCACCAATATCGACTACGTTTTTATCCTCCGCGAGCCATATATTGCGAATCGTAAGCGAATCTACGACAATTATGCGGGCATGTTCCCCACTTTTGAGAGCTTTTGTCAGGTCATGGACCAGTGCACCGAGAATTATGAGTGTTTGGTCATCAATAATAACGCGAAATCGAACAAATTACAAGACCAAATCTTCTGGTATAAGGCACAACAGCACGGGCCATTCAAACTCGGCAGTAAGGAGTTCTGGGAAATATCGAAGAATCTCGGTTCTGATGATGAAGGCGAGCAGTCATATGACCCTAATGCTGCGAAAAATAGCAAGGGACCGAAGATAAATGTGAAGAAGAGTAAGTGGTGAGGGAAAGTTGCTCTTCTTTTCGGAGGAGTAAGATGGCGAAATTAGCATTTCAACCCAATTTATGAAATCTTGCTCTCGGCGATATGAGAGCAAGATTTCAGTCTAACTAGTTTTCGAATATTGGTTTCGTATATTTATTTTCGCATCGCGAAAGCAACTTAAAGACATCCGTCTATACATAGTATAACATACGCTCATAACGATGTCCTCCGCTTCTTCTGCCTCCGCCGCCTCTTCGGCAACCCTCAATATTGTTGAACTCATCGAAAAAAACCCGATTACACGGTTGTCACAACAATACAACAATCTTCTCATTGCGAAACTTCAAGAAAACTTCAGCACATTCGAACAGCAATTGTTTGTTGCTAGCTTTTATTGTTACCTCAATTATGATAAGAATACAGATTTTGTAGTTGATTTAGATCACGTTTGGAAATGGTTAGGATTTAGTCAAAAGGCACACGTAAAACCGATGGTTGAAGCCAACTTCAAACTTGATGTTGATTATAAAATTGTCACTTCATCCGAAACAGATGAAGACCAACTACCTCATTCACCAAACAAATCCGGTTCCGACAAACCCAAAAAACACGGCGGCCACAACAAGCAAACCATCAAACTCACCATCCGATGCTTTAAACTTCTCTGCCTGAAAGCACAGACCAAGAAAGCCGGTGAAATCCACGAGTACTACGTGAGAATGGAAGAAACACTCCACCAAATCCTTGACACTGAGACCAGCGAACTCCGCGCCCAACTCGAACAATCCGCCGCCCAACTCGAACAATCCGCCGCCCAACTCGAACAAAAGAACGAAGTCATCAGCACCCTCAACCAAGCCACCATCACCCTGACCCAAGAAAAGAAACGCGCGGTCGAGAAAACGCTTATCACTCAGTTTCCTTTGAATACTCAAACCATTTATTTCGGCACCATCGACAACACCAACGCCGACAACGAAAAACTCATCAAATTCGGACAGACCAACGACCTCGCTACTCGCGTCGCACACCATCACAAGAAATACGATAATTTCATCCTCGCCGCAGCATTCAGAGTGGCAAATAGAACCGAAATCGAGAACTACATTAAAGCACACCCGAAAATCAAGCGCCAACTTCGCACGATTGAAGTCGGCGGTAAAAACAAAACCGAAATCATCGCATATGACAACACCAATTTCACAATTGCCCGCTTGACAAAACATATCGAGGATATTATTCACTCGAGAATGTATAATGTGGAAAATTTCAACAAACTGCTTCAACGCAATGAAGAATTGGAAGCCGAAAATGCGAAGCTTGCCAACGACCTCGAACAAAAGAACAAGACCATCCACGACCTCACACTCGCCAATAATGAACTCAAAGAGAAGACCGCGCAACAATCCCAAGCACTTCAAGTCGTCGCAAGCGAAAATGAATCTCCCTTCACCCAGCACATTCTTCTTCCTGAGAATGAAATGACGAAAAAGTTCGACGAGTTCGTCGCGACATGCTGTATCGTGCGTCCCGATGTGGAAGAAGAATCCGTAAATCTTGAAGGACGATTCCGTCTTTGGTCGCACACGAAACCAGCGAAAGAAACCTTCCACGCATTGAAACATTATATGGACGTGAAATTCAAACCTAAACGTATCGAACGTATTCACGGCTATCAGGGTATCAAGTTGAAGACGGTGGAATACAAGAAGGTTATCGCAACTGAAGCCGAAAATCCAGCACAGTTTAGTGTTGAAACCTTTATATTCGAGTGCTGTAAGTTCTCCGACCGCGGCAAAATCCTGAATTCTACACTTCTGAAAGAGTATCAGCAATGGAAAATCTCCGTGGGACAGACACCAAGCGAGACCGACATGAAGAACCTGAAGACCTATCTGAATGCGTGCCCGAACGCACTGAAGGCGACGATTTGGGCTGAAACAACGAGCAATGAAGGGTTTTACGGTCTCGCTCTGAAAGAGAGTTATTACACGATGACACAGGCAGTTATTCAAGGACAGGCCAACCCAGTGATTAGTGTCCAAATTTCAACCACCGGTAAGAAAGTCGAGAAACGCCTTGTCAATTCAAACCAAGTCTTGAAGACATGGGATACGATTGCCAAAGCAGCTGCTGCTGAAGGTTTCTCCACCGCCAAAATGAGCCGTAGTGTGAAAGACAAAACAGTCTTCAAAGATTATTATTACTGTGTCGCGCAGTCGGTGTAAGCCTCAACCTGACACAGTAATAATCTATTTTTGTTTTGAATGAAATAATTCAAATATTAATTCTCCGCATCCGCCTCCGCCTCCTTCACCGATGACAACCGCGACAATCCATGGTCATTCTTCTTATCCATGACAACATCATCACTCTCGAAAAGCTCCTTACGCATCTCCTCGACAGTCATCGAAAGAGACGATGAGTCATCACCGTCATTCCAGATACCGCCACCGACACTTGCAGTCGCCCCGCTGCTCGCACTGCTACCCTCCAAGTCCTTCGGCTTCGCATCCACCAACGTCTCGCCATCCTTCGCCAACATCTGCGTGAGTTTATTGCCACTCTCCTTCGCCAGCTTGATATTCTCCTGAATTGCCTTCGCCTTCGTCTCCTTCACACGCTTATCAAACTCGGTCTTCGCCTGCTCCTCGTTCTTCTTCTTCTCCGCCATCAACTGGTTCAAGGTCTCCTCCATGTATTCGACACGTCCTGTTTTATATGCGTCAGGGTGAAACGGCACCCACATTCCAACTGGTCCAACGAATACATCATGGTTTGGATCCACCTCGCGCAACATCTGGCAACGCAACTCGGCCTCCTTCTGAGAGCCAAAAACGCCGCGCACTTTCAATCCACGCACCGATGTCTGAAAGTTATGCTTTTCGTTGAACTCAGCTTCAAGGTCATCCTCGTGCTTGTCCAGAAAAGTCTTGTATTCATCGTAGATATTCGTTTTCTGAAGGATGTCCTTCTCTTCTTTAGCAAATTCCTGAAAATCAGCCGACATCTTGTCAAAACTGACATGGTATTTGAATGAAACGAAATTAAGGAACTGGATAAACTTCTCCATCGACTTCTGGTAGTCCCAATAATGAAGAAACTTCTGGAAAAAGAAATGGTCTTTCTGCTTCAAAATGTGTTCTGGTGAAACGAAAGAGAGGCACGCGAATTTCTGTCCAGCGATAGGCTTATCTTCCTCTAAAAGGTCGATGTATTTCGGATTTACGTCGCCAGTTTTAGTGTGTTTCAATTCAACACCGGATGGGGGAGGATACGAGGTCATGTTTCAATAATGAGTTCTGGAATTATAATATAGTATGACATAGTTGTTTAAGTGATTTAACGCATTTATTTCGTTTATTGAATATTTCATTTATTTTGTTTATTGAATATTTCATTTATCGCCATCGCCAATATTAATTTCTTATCAGTATTTATAATAAATCATCCAAATGTCCGGTGTTTTTGATTTAGGCGAACTCGTCAAGAGAACCATTAAGTATTTGGTGGAAGGTGTTATGGTCGCCATCGCCGCCTACGCCATCCCTAAACGCAGCCTCTCCTTTGATGAGGTCGCATTGATTGCCCTTACTGCCGCTGCCACCTTCAGCATCTTGGATACCTATGTTCCCAGCCTTGCTGTCTCTGCGAGAACCGGTGCTGGCTTCGGTATCGGTGCCAACCTCGTCGGCTTCCCCACACCTCTCCGCGTATAAATAACCACGTCACTCGAGTATAATATATGCTTCAAGTAGTATATATTATAATAATGATTGTCATCCCCGAATGGAATGATTTCCGAAAATGGATAGGGGCTCCTCCACCTAAAAAAGAAAGCGGCGCAGTCATGGAACTGAGAGAACGATTTAGCAATTATCATTACAAGATTGTCGAACGCGACCCCGACCATTTTCGCATCTTTGTCGCATTATTGATTACGTATATTCTTGTTCTTCTTGTCCAACCCACACGATATTACTGGTGGTATCCATCGTTCAATCTCTCGATACCTGGAATCGGAAAAGCGTTTCCAGACAGCCGCAGCGAGGTGAATATCGTCATAAACGAATACATTATGAAGCGGATGCCGAGTGATGTCGCATTCTTTCGCATGACCGATATGAATCCCGCTGCCGCATTTACGAATGTAATCAAACCCGACGAAATGACGTTGGAAGAGATGGACAAAATCATGACAAGCAGCCGTGTCGTTTTTGTGATTAAAATGTTGAAATGGAAGTATAACCGTGCTCGCCCCGCACAAATCGCACCTGAACTCATCAACGAAAAAAACGGGACGCTGCTTCATTCCGATTCGGCAGCAACACCCGCCTACCCATCCGGCCACGCAGTTCAGACCTATTATTTAGCGAAGATACTCTCTCGACGATTTCCGGCGAAGACCCAGGCAGTCATGGAAATCGCAACGAAATGCGCGAATATTCGTATTATGGCGGGGCTTCATTATCCGAGTGACCGTGACTTCGGGTGGTGGGTGGTTGATAGATATTTGACGGATGACTAACTACCTACATACCTATCTACCTACCTGGCAGCGGTCTCTTTTTTATCAAGGTTGTCATGATTCTCTCGTAATTTACATCTTGTTTCTCGATGTCGCTATACCCCGGACGCTGAATGACGCAAATCGGCGTAATCAGGAACCATCGATGCTCGCGCTGAAGACGCTTCCAATACATATCACATGCGAACTCTGGTTTATTTTTAGGATTCGCACTAAGACCAACAAGTCCTTCTTCGAAATTTCGAATCAACGTATCATAATATCGGCTACATACGAGATAACACGTGGCGACCTGACAATTCGCAACACGAAAACAATAAGGGCTTTCTATTTTGAATGGCGGGAAATTATTTCCGGAGAGTAATAGGACATCCCACTCGTCCCGAACCTGCGAAAGAAACTAATCAACTTGATGAACCAGAACCTCGGGATGGATGAAATGTGCGTCGTCTTCGAAAATGAGAACATGGTCCCAGCCATTATTTTTTGCGATACGCAAACATTCGAGATGACTCATCGAACAACCGATTGCGCCTTCTTCGTGGTGATAGAATGCCGAAAATCTTGACGCGGGATAAAATGAAAAATCGGCGGGGTATAGAGAATGAAGGTCTTCAAGCTGCTTTTCAAATAACAACCGCCGATCGGTGCGACTATCGAGATTAATGTAAATCGCATTTTTAATATCAGAAAAACGGCGTAACATAATGGAATGGAATAGAATCGAATCGAATGGAATAATATACATAAATACGATACGATTTATTTATTTCACTTTACATTTCCTATTTTATGACTTAAAAATAGCATCATAATATTCATAATATATCGTATATTATCATGATTACAGTCAATATTATGGGCGGGTTAGGCAACCAACTTTTTGAAATTTTTACCGCAATCGCCACTGCACTTCGAAACAACGACACCTTCTTTTTTTTGAAATATGAGGACTTATGGGCCAATAAGGGTTACCAGCGACACACCTACTGGGACACATTATTCAAAGGATTATGCTCTTATGTAAAACCGTTGAATGAAACGTCACAGAAAGAAACAGAATCTTTACCTTCATGGAATGAACCCAGTTTCAGATATACTCCTGTTCCAACAGATACAAAAAATAAAACACTTCGACTGACTGGCTTTTTTCAAAATGAGAAATATTTCAAAGATAAATATACTGAAATTTGTCAAATGATACAACTTTCAGAACAAAAAATAAAGATCAAAGAACAATACAAAAATGAAAAGTGGTTAACTGATTCATCAAACCAACGCGTTGTTGTCTCAACCCATTTTCGAATCGGCGACTACACCGCATCCGTGAATGTTCATCCGATTATGACGATTGAATATTATTATAGAGCAATTTCGCATGTGATTCAAAACGCCAACAACAACAAGCATGAAAAAAAATCATTTTCGTTTGTTTTATTTTATGACCCCTGTGATAAATCGATTGTCGAGCAACATATTCAAAAACTGAAAATATTTTGTCAAACAGATAGCACGATTGCGAACTATGCAAATGACATCGAATTTCATCTCGTAAAAGATACAATTCCCGACTGGGAACAATTATTACTTATGAGTATGTGTGAGCATAATATCATCGCGAATAGCACATTTAGTTGGTGGGGTGCGTATTTCAACGACAATCCTGATAAAATCGTATGTTATCCGAGTGTATGGTTTGGTCTGGCTTTATATTATCATGACACAAGTGATTTATGTTTGAAATCGTGGCACAAAATTATGGCATAAGACGCGCATACACACACACGCACATCAAACGAACAAATTGAATATAAAATAAACACCATTATTTGTATTATAATAACATGCTAACCATCACCATCATGGGCGGGTTGGGAAACCAGCTGTTTCAGGTATTCGCTACGATTGCCGCAGCAATTCGAAACCGCGACACATTTTTTTTTATGAAATATGATGTATTGCCAGGCAACCCGGGTCATCCGCGATACACACACTGGAGCACATTATTACGAGGCCTACTGCGTCACCTTACACCGAGCAACGCAGTTACGGATAAAATGTTTCAGACTTTACCGCGATGGGATGAAATCGGATTTGCCTATCACCCAGTTCCGACCGAAACGGTGAAATATACCAAACCGCTTCGTCTTCATGGTTACTTTCAAAGTGATAAATATTTCAAAGAAGAATATGCTGAAATTTGTGAGATGATACAACTCGCGAAGCAGCAAACATGGATTAAAAATATATATGGTAGTGAAATGTGGAGTGGTGATTATCTGGGAGATCCAGCGAAAAAACGTATTCTTGTAAGCACACATTTTAGAATTGGCGATTGTGTGCAGAATCTACATATTCATCCGGTGATGTCTCTCGACTATTATTATCGCGCAATATCTCATGTTATTTCTTCGACCACGAGCACGACCACGACCACGACCTCCGAGAGTTATTCATTCCTCGTATTTTATGAGCCTTGTGATAAAGCAATCGTTGAAAAACAGGTCGAAGAATTGAAACATCGATGTGCGAAGGAACCCGACGGTCCTAGTTATGGTCGTGACCTTGAATTTCATCTAGTGAGAGATACAATCGCAGATTGGCAGCAAATGCTTCTGATGAGTGTATGCGATCATAATATTATCCCCAATAGCACATTCAGTTGGTGGGGTGCGTATTTCAACGCAAATCCTGCGAAAATCGTATGCTATCCGAGTATATGGTTCGGTCCGGGCGTTTCACATGACACGCGGGATTTATGCCCGGAGTCATGGGTGAAGGTCGAAGCATCCGTGATTACGGAGTTTTGATAAATACAATCACGATGAACGCGACGATCGGTGTCATAACGACGACTCGAGAGACGGCCACGGGGATATATACGATAACACTACGCAATAACGGGAGTTATCATATTACAGTATATGAATTTACGGTGTCAGAAGCAGAGGAACGACCGTATAATCCGTGCCGTTTTTTCGGACTATTCACCAATAACGCACAAGTGTTTTATAATTCGCATAGTCTCGCGAGTGGCGGCGTGGGGTCGGTGCGAAATCATAGACTTCAAGGTGAGGCGGACGTAGGTCGGCGCGCGGAACCAGTTCATGAACACACACTCATGGTGTCGGTATAAACTCCCAGTCAAATTCCAGACATATTTGTTTCCATATCTGGTCCTGTTCGATCCGTTTCTCTCGGTCTTTCAACATCGGAAAGAACGGCAAGAACTCGGTTCGTCCAAGCAACTCGCATAACTTATATACCGTATAATAATAATTCAGGAAATTCACGCGGTCGTCGGGGCAGAATTTCGCATACGGTCCTTGGATTTCCATGAAAAGATTACACAACCGTTCTTCCAAATCCGGCGTCATCACCGGCGGTTTAATCCCAAGCTTATCTTTAATAAATGGTATGTGCTCGTAGTATTTATTAAACCCGAGTTTTTTCATGATTTCTTTCGCTTTCTTATCGGTGAATTGAGAGATTTCGATTCGCTCTTTCTTGATTTGTTGTTTGATGCTTTCGAGCACATGTTCGGGTATCGACGTCGTTTCCTTCGCCTGAAATTGGGCAAGGATTTCGCGAAAGTGGTTGATGCGTTTATACGCGTAAAAACACGCTTCTTTAGGCGGCTCTTTATAGGACGGCTTCTCATTATCGATTAAAAAGACAACTTGTTTCGAGCATTTATTACACACCATAATACCTTCACTTTCAATCGGAATCATCTCGCCTTGCCGGCAAAACTGACATATGTCGGTGGAATAGACATATTTAGAAACATCCATATAATTTTGGTCGATACTCGCCATGTATTTTTCCACATTATTGTGCTGATTTTTATAGAGTTCTTCTGTTTTTTTCGCTTCGGGGAGGTTGAAGAACGCATTTAGGGATTTTGTTTTCATCGAACCGCCGCTCGTAATTGTTTTTTTGGTTTCGAAATATTCGAAGATATACTCGCTATTATTTAGGTAATAGTTTTTATAATCTTGTTGATGCTTTTTAATCGTGGCGTTGATTTCTTTGATTCGATCTCGGATTTCAAGACACTCTTCTAATGCCGATTTAGGTTTAGCGGGGGGCGGTAGCTCTTCCGATTCTTTCGATTCTTCGGGCGGATCATCACTATCTTCGGAAACGCCGCCTCCAT